ACTTTTGAAAAATACGAAGGATATTGTGCAATAGATAGACTGCTACCGGTTGGGTTCAGAACAGATATATTTTTTAATTCAAAAGTGACCCATTGGATGGATCTTCCTGATCCACCTTATGATGATTTTCTTGACTACGTCAACAGATTAAGACAAGACACGAAATGAGGATTAGACTGGCAGCCTATACCAGAAGGCCCAAGTCAATCCCGGGATCTTCTTTAGGGGATGTAGGAATCTTCATCCAGCAAGTGATTTGACCAATAGTAATTGGAGTCACAGCGTCCCCACAATAAGGCCCATCAACTGAAAATCCAGATGTATCATATCCATCTCTATAAAAGAATTCCCATTTATCCCCAGTATGTCTCGCTATCGTGATAGGAGCATAATCTTTGGCATGTGAGACTAAGACCCAGTCATTTCGCTCTGGGAGTTTATCACTGACCTTGATCCACTCATTCATCGAATGTATACCTGTCCTTATCAAGTTTCCTGCTGAAGCAATCCTCGACCCACTTCACAAGCTCTGGATCATATTGGCCTGGACTTCGCGCTATTGAAATACAATCATTGAATCCTGGCAAGGACCATAACGCTTTGATATTCCCTTTATGGCTATCGATGATGTAAAGAGTTTTGGTATAATTAGAATACTGTTCCATCATATCAAAAGCATGAGGTGGCGTTTGCCGAGCAATAAACCAGTTTCGCACTACGTTGTCAGTCCAAAACTCTTTTTTAGTAAGCACGAATATGTAAAATGGGGATTCATACTTGCCTTGATTCTGCTCAATTGTCTTTTCCATTTCCTTGGCAAAATCAGGACCGAAAGCATCGAGAACATCACCGACAGTTTGGATTGGATTGGGCCTGGAGAGGATATCAAGCACCGCCTGACCGACTCGCTGTCCTTTGGTGCCGAATCGGTTGTAGGCGTATTTATCTGGTTCGACTAGCATCCATCTTCCTTTAAAATAGTGAGTCTATCGACCTCTTCCACATCCCTTGACAGACTTCATCAAACTTTTATCTTTCTTAATGCCCATCTTCTGCTCTTTGATGTCTTCCTTGAGATGGCTTGCCACTTTTTTGCCAGGCATCGCACTCTTCAGCATTTTGCCAAAAAGCTTTTTATCCTGTGCTTCGTCACCATGACCACGCATAATTTTCCTCAATGTTGTAGGTAAGGGCCCGTAAGAACGGTTTTTTCCATTTTCTTCTTCTTAGGAATCTTAACGCCCTTACCCTTCATGACTTGTTCAGCAACTTTTTGTGGTTTCCCACCTGGCCTAATCATGACCATTTGACATGCCTACTTTTGATTAGAAAGATATTTCTTGGCTTTGCCTTTGCCATGAGCAACTGTTTCATCAATCCCCGTGATAGTATCATCGAGCTCTTCGCCATAAGTCTTTTGCTTTGGATAGTCGCTCATATGTACTTCTTGGGGCATATTTGCATGACTTGACTTATCACGACCAAATTCTTTCATTGACTTTGCCATAACGCTATTCCTCCTAGGAATATTTTTGTTTTACATTCTTTATCGTACAAAAACAAGCATTTTTTCGATATGGATAATTTTATACTTACGCCGCCATCATCGGGCCTTGCTGTGGCTGCTCTTGAGCCTGCGGTTGCGCTTGTGCCTGTTGTTGCATCTGTCGATCCTGCTGAGCCATCTGCATCTCATGTTTAGATTGTTCCTGAGCTTGCTGGATCTGCTCAGTTTCGTTTACCATCTGCAAGACTTGCGCGATATGGGAGATATCCATGCCCTTGATTTCTTTAGCGGCCTTGATCAGATTGAGAGCAGACTCGATCTTTTCATCCTGGCTCTTCTCAAGCTTTTCAATCGCTGATGCTGCATCGAGCCTAATCTTACCCATTCTCTCCTGAGCTTGAGCTTGTTGAGCTGCCGCGAAGCCTAACTTCGTTTCATTATCGACCCTTGCAGCTTCCATCTGGGCCTGAGCCATCATCTGCTCTTGTTGCTGTTGAGCCTGTTCTGTCGCCTTGATCTGCTCCATAAGCTTATCTTTATTGGGCAATTGCATGTTCTCAATAATATATTCTGTTGGGATTGGAATGCCCATCTCACGAAGATAAAGAGATTGTTGTAGGGCGAGTTGTTTTTGTGTCGATGTTAATGGAGCCTCTTCCACGATCGCATCGTACTTCGAAAAAGCCCTATTGTAGAATTCTTCCGCAGGTTCATCGTCGATTATCCTAGAGACCTTCCCTGGAGTCCAGTTGGCCTGAATCATTTGAAGATGAATCTTATTTAATAGAACCTGAGATTGGTCGAGGTTGTCGAAGATAGGTTGTAGGGTCACTAATCCTGCCCCTTGCCTTAAAAGCGATAATATGCCTGCCTTATCATCCTCTGCTGAACCTAAAAGTTCTTCATTGACACCAGCGATCTGGGAAATCTCGTTCCCAAGCATGTCTGAGAGCTGTAGCAAGCTTGGAGGTATCTGTGGAGGCAGTATTTGTTCAGCATCTGTCATTTGGGATTCTGCCCTCATAGCTAACCCACGACCCTGTCCTTGCAAGAAGACGTCTTTAGGGTTGACTAGGGCGTTTTCTTTGTATTTCCAGCCGCTTGTGATTTGGCTCTCCAATATGTCTAGAGAGGTAATTACGCGACGATTATAAAGATATTGAGCATCTCTTATGCCTCTACACACACCCTGAACACGCCATGGGAAGTATGGGATCTCTGGCTGGTAGTAGCACCACACAGGGACGAAGGGATACGAATCTATGCCAAGTGGATTTGGCCCATGATACATAACCTTCCCTTGAACAACGATTGCGAGCTTAACAGTTGGCACCTCATTCCTTGTCACAATAGTCTGAGGATACATTGACAAGAACTCTCTTAGGTCATCAGCCTCGCCCTTCCATTCGATGCATTCCCCACTTTCGGTATCGACGATCATCTGTTGAGAACGAGTGTCGAGATACCAGAACTCATCGTAGATGATTAGATCCTGTTGTCCGTAATTGTATGACTCCGGCATGAAAAAAAATTTGCCATCGCGGTTACCCCATCCAGATAAACCTTTTATTTCATCTTCCCTACCTGGAAGTAGGCTCATACACTGGTTACGAGTCAAATACTTACGCGTCCATAACGAGTTGCAATCTGACAAGTCTTTCTTTTTAAAATATGGGTCAATCAAATATCCATTATAGGATACGTTATCGACAACGATATCTCCATTAACAGGGTCACGCGTGTAATCCATCCAAGTTGATAGCAAGTTCATACCACTGATCACGGCGCCTTGAAATGCATCGGAGATGGTCTCTAGAACGTTTCCATGTCTATTGACGTGGTAGATTAACTTTGTAAATTGATCAGCCGTATGCTGAGCGCCAGCCTCGACAGGCGTTACCATAGTTGACTTTCTATGCTGCCTCTGATAACCAGAGATCATATTTACAATTCGACGCATTCTGTTGAAATTAAACTGCCTTCTGCGAAAACTAGGAAGATTCCCATACACGTCGTTATATAAACTTTGATCGCCAGCGACGAATCTATTATCCATTCTGTTACTTTTCTGACCTCACTTGAGGCGGGGGAGTTCTTCGACATCCCCTCACTATGTCACCATAGTGCTCAGACTTTTGCTTGCCCTTTTAAAGGCCCTCTTCGCTAAGTCGTTCAGGCTAGCCTTACCCTTGCCCCTCGTTGTCTCCTACGCACGAATGCTGAAGAGATTTCCGAGTCAATCAGAAGAGGTTTAAAGACACCCAATGTTAAATGTCTGCTTCGCTCCAAAAACTCTGGTTGATCGTGATATACTTCGCGTAAGTATTATCCATCATCTTTAAAATATTGTGATCATTATCAACATAATATGTATCACTTAATTGCGGAAAAAGTGTCACACGATGCACTCCTATTTTTTATTTTCACGAATTTTTTCCCATCTTGCCATGGCTCGGCATCGAGTGCACAAGATAGCAGCTCGTTTGCCCTTGGATGTTTCAAATTCTTTTTTACATATAACACAATTTACTTTTTGCTTATACTTTTTATATCCTGCAGAATTTCTGCACTTCTGAGAACAGTATTTAGGACGAGCCTTATTTCTGCTTTCGTATTGCACTCCGCACACCGTGCATTGATACTTATTAAATCCCTTACTCTTCCACATATTCTTCATTTGATCAGAAAATCTTTTTCTAGCCTCGGGAGTTCTATGTGCCTCAGCAGCCTTTTCCCTTTGAGAATGCAAATGTTTAAGCTGTTTTTCGCTTGAGAAATGTAAAGCGTGATGATCATGAATTGTCATACACTCTAAGTTTTCAATCCGATTATCATGTCCGATTCCATTTTTGTGGTGTATAACCATTCCTTCAGGAATTTTGCCAAAAGACTCTTCCCATATCGTCTGGTGAAGTCTTTCTGTTCTCATATAATATCCGTTTTTTAAACAATATTTTTTGTTTTTATAAAAAATCTTTTTTTCTGGCCGTTCCATATCCCTCCCGTGTTTTTAACCGATTCATAGTAATGTAGTATTGACAAAAAAACAACTTTTTTAACTTGAAGAAAAATTTAAACGCGATGTAGGGTGCGAAATACGAACACGGTCCACAGGGACAGAGGAAGAAGAGATATATATAAGATTCATCTTCTTCAGGAGCTGTTGGAGTGTTCACAAAAGAGGGAAGGCCTAGACAACAAGGCTGTTCACAAAAATGTGAATGGCCAATCAAGACGTTGAGGCGATGGAGAAGACTCCATCGCTCGCCTGATTTGATCAAACATAACTTGGAGCAATGGATTCATGAAAAAGATCGCCATAATCGGTACGCATGGAGTTGGCAAGACGACGCTGTGTAAGGCGGTGGCCGAGTACGCGAGAGCGCAAGGGAAGAAGGTTGAGAGCATTGGAGAGGTGGTTCGCGATTGCCCTTATCCTATCCACGCCGAACAGACATACAAGGCCACGGAATGGATTGTAATCAACCAGATCCTCCGAGAAAGAGAGGCCGAAGGAAAGAAACCCGACCTTATTGTTTGTGACAGATCTGTCTACGATCCGATTGTTTATCTAGAGAACGCGGTGAGTATATTTAACCAGACAGTCCATGAACAGAATCTTTCATGCAATTTAAGATCGTTCTGTAAAAACTACATCAATGATTATAACTATATTTGTTACATCACTCCTTTTGGAAAGACCGACTTGAAACTTGATGATGGTTTCAGATCAATAGACATAGCGTTTCAAGAAGAAATTGAGAACATATTTCATAAAACATTTGCTATGAGAATATATGTTAAACGACTACCAAGTTTAATCTCGGTAATCGATAGGACCACCCTCTCTTGTGAGATCTTCAAGTCCCCAGCCTTCCTCGCCAAGGAGATTTACGATGAAATATTTTAAAATCAACTCTCTCTGGAAAAGACAGGGATGGTATTTCGACGAGGAGGAGAAAAAATCCCCCAATTGTCAGCAAGGAAAACAATCTTTCATCGTCGGCGACTACGCCTGCCCTGAATTTGGTAACGTGAAAACATGGAATGTAACAGAAAAGATTGATGGAACGAACATAAGAGTGATGTACAATCAAGGAGCGCTCTCTTTCGGCGGCCGTACTGACGAGGCTATAATCCAACCCCATCTCCTGAAATATTTGCAAGACACATTCACCCCTGAGTTGATACATTTAGCCTTCCCAACTGCTGATGTGCACGATATCACGCTGTACGGCGAGGGATACGGTCCAAAAATACAAGCCGGAGGGGGAAACTACGTTCAGGATGTTGGTTTTGTCCTGTTTGACGTGCTCTCCGGAAAGTTTTGGTTTGACCGATCGATGGTTAAAGAGACAGCAGCTAAACTCAACATCCCTGTGGTCCCTGACTTAGGAAGGATGACCGAGGACCAGATAGTAGACCTCGTTAAAAGCAAGCCACTGTCCCAATGTTCGTGGAAACCTCAAACAATGGAAGGCGTCGTGTGCCGTGCTGACCCAGAAGTGTATTTCCAACACGGTGCTGTTGTGACGTTCAAGTTGAAATGCAAAGAATTTTAATTAGGAGTAATGAATGCCTGTTCTAACCTGGCTCTTCACGGCCATGGCCCTTTATGGCACATGGCTCAATGCAAAAGGCAAGCGTGACGGATTCTGGTGGTGGATTGTATCAGACGTCGCCTTTGCCTTGATCAACTTTCAGCTTGAGCAATATGCTCTTGGTACGTTATTCTCTATTTACACATTTTTGGCTATCAAAGGATTAAGAACATGGAAGAAGTAAAAGAATCAAAGACAATTGAAGAAAAGACTATTGGATCAAGGAAAAGCTTTTATATCCTAGAGATTCTTGAACTCACGAACAATGAGCTTGCAACGTGCGGCGATACGTCTTATGATAAGAACATTGAGATTAACGCCATCATCGAAGCGCTTACAGCCTGTAGTCTTAGCGTGATTTTTTCTCTTAACCTTGCTAAGCCCATGCTCCTCGATGTTCTAACTACGCAAGGAAAAGCTTATGCCGACTTCATCAAGAAAGTCAAGGAAGACGAAGAGATAGGAACCTTGGAAGATGTCAACGAGATACCCAACGAATCTCATGAAGGCTAGGATTTGCCTTTTCATTTCTGCTTATATTCTTTTCTTTAGAATAATCCCTTTGCCTTTTGCCCCAGGAGCCAACGGAATGGATGACCCAGGAGATGAGTACTATAAACCCAAATCAGATCAATCCTCGAAGTGACAAATTTGTTTGCATCAAGTTTAACTTGCCTTTTCATGTGGGCATGGACATGCTTGATAAGCGGCAGAGAGAAATCGTTCACAAGATGATAGATTTCAGGGTTGACACAATGCTCGATGATAGAGAAGTGGATGACATTGCTTATTTTAATGCCCTGATAAACCTGGTTGGGGCCGAATTTGGAAGGCAAATCGAATTCGGACGAGATGCAAAAGAAATGTGGCGATTGTTTTCCGGCGGAGTGCAAAGCCTGATAACGCTTTTTGGGCTAGAGATATCGAAATAACTTGGAGGCGAGAAATGGCGACTGATGAAGAGATAAAAAAACCGACAAAGAAGACGGATTTTTCAAAATTAAAAGGAATGTAATGAATATAGACGAAGAAGCCGGCAACAAAAGATTTGAGTATCTGGTGGAAGCGATCGTGAAGACGATGAGAGAGTCAAGTGGGTTGTTACCAGATGCAAGGCAAGAGTGTATAATAGCCTTATCAGCACTAGCCAACATTTCTGCTACCATGCTCTTCGCGATACAGTCAATGGGTGGCGACTCAGACTTCGCAAAGGGTTTCTTTCTTGATGATCTCGAGAGCGCGCTGAAAAAGCTGAGTACCCTCCCAGAACATATTGTGCAGAATATGATGACAGATAAAGATATTCCTGATTAGCTCAGCTGGTAGAGCACGTTTGATTCATGCTATGGGGAAATAGCATAATGGCTATGCAGCAAGCTGTTAACTTGCCTTATGGAGGTTCGATTCCTCCTTTTCCCGAAGTTTAAACGGGCCCCAAACCCATTCTACGCATGGTAGACGGGCAAAATCTTACGCAGTAACAGCATCGGTTGGCTTATCAGGCTTCCCGACCTTTGAAAAGTCACTCTTCTTCTTAGCCGTTACTTCCCACCGCTCCAGAAGTGCCCTTACCTCTGGCTCAGAGCCAGCATTGAGCGTGATCTCTTCCTTCTGGCTTAGATAAAACTTGCCAAGCCATATGAGCATTGCAGGATTGCCCTCTAGGGCCTTCTGGAATTGAGCACGACGAAGTGACTTCTTGCCCAGCTCACGGCCCTCTTTTACCAGGACCGCATAATTTCTCTGTATTGTATCAACGCTTACGCGCATCACAGCTGCGATCTCGATGTCTGTGCACTGAATCTGCGCTAGCTCCCTTATTTGTTCTTCATCAAGTTCTTTCTTAGGACGTCCTGCGCCTTTCTTGTTCATACTATATCCTCAGGTTATATTTGTGATGATATAGGTTTATGGAATTATGTCAAGGATTTCTTTTTTTCCTAGATACGCGAGAAATGGTGTTGTGTTAAATCGCTAACCTGTTGTATTGTTGATATGCAATCAAAACAGCCATAAGGCAAAAGGAGAAAAAATGGATGATCTTAAGATGACCCCAGATATCAACGGTAGAGCAAGGACGCTATCAGACGGTCATTATCTTTGGGACTCATTAGCCGATGTCAGCTACAAAGACTTGACGAACGGACAGCGTATCTATCAAGGTCAATATTTAGATCCAGTTACTGGACGAGAGACGGAAACATATCCTGACAAGGAGTCATATTCTATTTTTTTAAATCGAGTCTGTGATTATCTAGAAAACGAAAAAAACAAACTTCGGGAAAAAAATAGAAAAGAGAACGAAGAAAAAGAGATATCAAGGGGATTTGGTTGGTGCGATCGGTGCGGATCGTATTGCTACGGCGACTGTAAGGCTAATTTAGGGGAGGGAGGGTGGTCAGTATTTGACGATTGGAAAAACGAAGTTAGAGAAATGCAATAACAAAAATCCCTGAACATGCTATGACAACAATAAACTTGGAGAAAAAAATGGAACCAATAAAATTCAGTCAAGAGTATACTCATATGGGCTCAGTATATTACGAGCCCGTCAACCCAGTCGCCTTTGAACTCCTCGAGTTTCTAAGGCCAAATGGGCAGTCGTGTGTCCTTAGCGAAACTATGGCTGAGAGAGTTTTCGATTGGCTTGAGGCGTTAGGGCATGAGGTCAAGATTGTGCAATCCAGAGACTACAACAAAGCGTTAGGAGTTTAAAACCATGGACCCGGTAAGAGAAGTTTCGCCCTTTGAGTATGTGCCCTCTCCTGAAATCATCCCACTACCCGATCCAGATCTTGGTATAGACATGGACGAGCTAATCCTCTCACTCCCAATCCCCATAAACATACAGCAAACCGTGGGGAACAAGAACTGAAAGAAAGGGGGCTAGGAGAAAGCCCCCGCCTACTTGGCTTGCATCTCATTAATGGGATGCAAGCTTTTTTGCAGCTCACTTTCTAGATTTAATGAGACACAAAGGGTAGAGCTCGTCTCTAGACTGCAGGTAAAAAACCCGCTCGTCCTCTTCCACTTGATCTCCCTCCCTAATCTGTTCTTCACGAGCCTTAATCATAAGGCCGTGAATCTCATCCATCAAATCAGCTGTTGACACATATTCAAATTGTCCGCTCATTTCTTTTCCCTGTTTATACAATGTTTAACACAACTTTTACCGTTGGCTGTTTTTGATGTTGTTTCTCTCTAAAATAGGCAAAAAGTTAGGGGGGGTTAAACTCAGAGAGTTAGGGGGGGTTAACTTTTGGGCTTCTCCCGTCTCTGGTATTTTCCCTCAGCGATCGCTTTCTTTTGGCTTGCTGATTTAGCCCCACCCTTCGCGCCATCGATCCTTTCTTAAAGTCTTTTTTGTTAATTACATTACATTTTTGAGAATCAAGAAATATTATCTTAGATATACGTTTTTTGAATTTCCTATAAATTGCGAAATCGAAACATTTGAAGGCTGGGGGCGACAACATGTAGACGCTGTATATCCCACCTGGGTGTTCGGAAATATTCCATGTAATCACATAGTCTCTTTGGAGGGTTTGGTCGTGAGGCTCGAAAGCGACAGCGAAGAGTGGGAAAAAAAGACACAGGAGGAAAGCCAAGGCCCTAGACATACAATCTCCTTGAGACGGGTTTGCCAAATCAAGGAGGGTATGCTTAAGTCAGAATTTTGTGCTACACTTTTTTGGTCTTCGCTTTTTCCCAGGCTAAGATTTTCTCTTGAAGCTTCACCTTGACCAAATTGATAATAGCCCTCTCAAGCCAGCCAGAAGGCTTTTTCTTATCTTTCAATTTCATTGAACCTCATGGTTTCTTTATCGAAATTGAGGCGGAGTTTTCCAACAGGCCCGTGTCTGTTTTTTAAGATTTCGACGAGTGCTTCCCCCGGTCGATCGTATTCGTCGTAAGTATCTCTCCTCGAAAGAGCAATCACAACGTCGCTATCTTCTTCGATAGACCCACTTTCTTTGAGGTCTGAGAGATGGATGCGATGATTATCTCTTTCCTCCACTTTCCTCGAAAGCTGGGCTAGACAAATCACTGGAATATTGAGATCCTTTGCCCGCCC